GACCGCTGACACGGGTACCATGAACAAGAGCGCTATCCCTACTCGGAGCATCTGGTTACGCATCACCGCTCGCCTGTGGGTCCGTAATCATCATTTGGCCACAGGGTCAGCAGTAACTCCCCCGGAGCGAAGTCACGCGCATCGAGCACCACACAAGAGTTCAACTTGATACTGACTGATCCATTCTCCTTGAGCCAAGCCGCACCGACACGGACACCACGATTACCGTCATACACCTTGAGTATGTAATCCGGGGCATTGGGATGTTGGGACGGGCGCGGGGACGGCTCCTCCTCCTCGCGCTCTTGTTCCCGCATAGCCGCGTGCATCCGCTGCTGCAATGACGATCGCCGAGTTCTAGCCATTTTTCCTATCTCCTTTTAAGAGAGTGCGACCGACGAGATAACAGCATCGATGGCCCCTTCGGGCAGCAGTTGCACGGCCTCGCCGATCGCACTCACTCAATGATCATACTTCTGCCGGGGTGGGAGAAACTCCAACTCGATTTCCCGCCAGCGGCGATCGACCAGCGCGTGAATGCGGTCAAGCTCGGCGACATACTCGTCATCCGGCCACTTCTGAATTTCCCGGCCGTAGCCCTTGATCTTGTCCTTGGCCACTCCGGCCTCTGCTAGTGACTTGGCCTCGTCGAGCCATTTGAGACAAGCACGCACGTCGTCGACCCCATAGCCAAAGATGATGTCAAACTCTGCTTCCCGATAGTTTGCCCCGACCTTGTTCTTGTCGAGCTTGGCCAAGATTGAGATGCCAACCACCCGCGTGATCCCAGAGATGGTCTTGACCAGCCGATTGACCTGCGACAGGTAGAGCACTTGCGAGGCATAGAAGTCGAGCGCGAGACCACCCTGACGCGTGGTCGAGCGCCCCATCGTGAAGCCGATCTTCGACCTGACCTGCGAGATGATCATCAGCGTGACCCGCTTCTCGGCCATCTTCTGGGTCAAGCGACGGAACAACTGCGACAGCTTCTTGGCTTTCTCCGCCCCGAAGGTGCCCTCGTCGATGTCACGCGCCATCTCGCTGCGGTCTGACAACGCATCGAGGGAGTCGAGAATGTAAAGCTCCGGCCCCTTGGCCTTCTCGATGACTGCGGTCAAGTCCTCGAACATGTCCTCGACCGTCTCCATCGGGTCAGAACCGAAGTCGACCCGATCGACGGGCATACCGAGCGCTGCTGCATAAGGCTTGTCGAAGGCCGCCTCGGCCTCACGATAACGCACCTTGCCCTTGCTCTTGTACTTGCGATCGAAGTTGGACGCCGCCTCGATGGCGAGCAATGTCTTTCCAGTGCTCTTGTCGCCAACCACATTGCAGATGCGCGACTCGGCCCAGCCACCGCCGAGAGCTAGATCGAGCAGCTTGCAACCCGAGGAGATGAACTCTTGATGGATCTTCGGAGCGACGAAGTAGTTGCCAACCCGCTGGTTGGTCCGGACCCGTTCGATCATTCGTATTCCTTGTCGATCGATGAGACTGACCCCGCCACTGTCGCGCCACAGTGACGGGGCCGTACTGCCGAGTTAGCGACGAGTAGGTCGGCGGGGGGCCGGTTCTTCCTCGTCCTCTTCCTCGACAATCTCTTCGTCCTCCTCCTCGACCACAGCAGCTTTACGCGGAGGCCCCGAACGAGCACTCGGTGTTGCTTCTTCCTCTTCGTCCGCTTCCTCCACAACCGGGCGCCGAGTTGCACGTCGTGCAGGCTTGGCTTCTTCTTCGTCGTCCTCTACCACAGCAGCCTTGCGCCGCACTGGCTTGGCTTCTTCTTCCTCTTCTTCTTCGTCGTCCTCTACCACAGCAGCCTTGCGCCGCACTGGCTTGGCTTCTTCCTCTTCCTCGTCTTCCTCTACCACAGCAGCTTTACGCCGCACTGGCTTGACTTCCTCTTCTTCCTCGTCTTCCTCTACCACCGGCTTACGCGACCGCGCCGCTGTAGCAGTACGCTTACGCGGAGCCTCCTCCTCGTCCTCATCGACGTCTTCTTGATCGAGTTCCTTATCCTTCTCGACTGATGTTCCAGAGATCACCTTGGAAAGGTAATCCGCATCGTAGAAACGCAGGGTCTCTGGTATCGGATTTTCCGTGATGTATTCGAGAATGCGATCCTGCGCTTCGCTGTCCTCATCGATGTTGGACATTTCACGCTCAATCTGTGGCAGATAGCGCGTGTTAAGACTGGTACCCGTCCGCCGGATGACAACGTCGTAGCCCTCAGTCGGGTGGTCGATCAGCAATACATTGCCGGTCTTCTTGTTCGAGCACAGGATAGCGATGTCTCTATCCATCATCCAGCCCATCGGGTAGAGGATGGGGTGCTCCTTCTGATCGTCGTCACGATCGAGCAACCAAACACAGCACAGCTTGGCATAGCTGAGAGCTTTGGACTCGTCCTCCTCTCCGGCGTCTTTGGCCTCCTTCGCTGCAGCACAGATCGGACATGACTTGCCGAGCATCTTGTAGAGGCACAGGTAGTTCGACGTGTCCTGACCGATGAAGCGATGCATGTAGAGGTCGTAGGCGTAGTGCTCAGAATTGTCCCAAGTCGGTGGTAGGATACGCACTGTGTTGTCACCGACCTTCGGACGGAAGGTGTCGTAGTTCTGCTTGAACGGTGAGTCGTAGCGCCCACCAGACTGCTCGGATCTTTGCTTGATCAGACTAGGGTCTCGTTTCTTGTAAACAAAACCCTGTGGACGTTGTGGCTTGCGGTTCATAACTGCTTTTGCCATGTCATTCCCTTCCTTCCATGTTTTTGAGAAAGCGTTTATGGTAATCGAACTTGACGTGAAAATAGGCGGTGACGATTGCCCACGACAGTAAATAGCCGTAGGGGATCGCTAACACCGCAAGGATGTAGTCATCTGTAGTCACGTCCTTTTACTCCTCTCTACTCCGGCGAGCCTCGGCCATCGCTTTGCGTGCCCGGTCCGCCGCTACATCGCGCAGTCTCGGTGAGGTCTTGACCTCGCCAAAGTAACTTGCCAGGTGCAACTCGATCAGATGATTGAGAGCATACGAGCGCTGCTGAAAGGCTTCCTTGAGCGCTAAGTACTTCCCTACCCAACCATTGTACCAGTTATGTTCCGACTGGGCTGCCAGCACTCGCTTGTCCACGCGGCGGCGTGCCTCCACCTCACCAACAGTGACTTTATCCTCGTTGTCGAGAGCTTCACGACGAACCGCAAGTTCGACCTCGGCCTCGACCACCGCGAGATGCTGCTTGGCTTCGTCACGCTGAGAGATCAAAACCGCGAGCCGCTTCGAGACACGGTAGAAACACTCCGGCTGGTCACGAGCCGCGTCCTCGAGGGCGTGCTCATCGATGAGCAAGAGATCACCGAGTTCAGCCAGCTCAGCGTCCCATGTGCTCTGCTTCGGCTTGACCCGCTCGATCATCAATCCTCCTTCACCGCTGCCTTACCATGACGATGCCAGCCTTGCTCGATCTCCTCCGCGAACTTCTTCGTCGGCGCTTGATCATGCAGGAACTTGCCATTGCGAACGAACTTGAGCACGTCCTCCTGTCCTAACTCGCGGATATAATCGAAGTCGCGCAGCAGTGCCATCATCCTCTCAGGGTTGACCAGAAAAATCATCTTCTCAGGCTTAACCCCGGTCCTACGATTGTAGGCGTGCTCAGCATCGGCAAATAGCTGCGCCCGCTCCTCCACCGTTGTCTCCAACTTGACCATGATACTTCTCCTTGAAGTGAACATACGGCGGGCTATTCGCCGAGTACGACCCGCCCTACCGACAGCAGCAATGGTGCCAGCTGATCTGTCGTCGCGTAGGGGACGCAGAAAGCATCGAGCACGTGGAGGAAACGCGCGGCTGTGTCGTCACTCTTCGCCCCCATGGCTGCGCTAGCAAAGTAGTTCGAGACGACGATGCGAACGCCTTCCGGGTTCTCGTCGCGCAGCTTCTCCATGATTGCCATTCCCTTACCCCACGAGCCACCCTGAGCTAGGTAACGGCACAGTTCAATGGTTGCGTCCGACTCCAGCACTGCCCGCAAGAGTTCGGCTGCTTCCTGCTTGGTCGTCGCGTCACGACATTTCTCAAGATTGACCAACATCTGACGCGGTGAACCTTTGGCTTGCCTGATGACGAGATCAGCGACAGCACCAGGCAAATTGATTTTTTCTTCTCTACATACCCGATCAAAAAGCGACTTGAGTTCCGGGTCGGAGACCAGCTTCAAGGTGAAGGACTGTGCTCGCGTCTTGATCGCGGCTGGCACCTTGCCGGAGTCAGTCGTGCAGAAGAACCAGTAGACGTGCGCCGGTGGTTCTTCAGTCGCCTTTAGGATCGAGGTCCATGCCGACTTCGACAGCATCTGGCACTCGTCAACGATCATCACCCGCGTCTCTGACTTGCCCAACGGTTGGTACCGAGACGTCAACTGTACCTCGCGCATGGCATCGATGCCCGTATGAGTAGCCGCGTCGATCTCGGTAATGTCGCCGGGCTCACAACGCAGGTAGTTGGCGCAGATGCGAGCCAACGTCGTCTTGCCGACCCCTGACGGACCAACAAGCAAGAAGGTATGCGCCCCATCACGTTCGAGCACACCCACGAGTGCCTTGACTGTCGCAGCCTGCCCAAGAACCCCCTTGAACGTGCGCGGTCGGTAGGCAGTGTGCAGCACAGTGTCAGCCGTATTAACCATAGTCACTCCTTCTTGCTCTCGCCAAGGCGATAGCGTGTCTCTTGCTTGCGCGTGACCTTGACCTTCTGCCAGTCGGCTGCCGTCATTGCTGGCTTGATGTTGGCAATCGCTTTGCTCAGTGCTGCCCCAGCCGTCGTACCTTCACCATGCGCCGACGAGAAGTCACCCTTGCGTCGGATCGACGCGAACCATTCATGATCGAAGCGCTGGTACAAGCTGCTCAGAAGGAACCCCCGCTTGTTAAGCTCGGCAATCAAGGCTTCGAAGTTCATCTCTCTGTCCATTCAGCTAGAAGGTCGGTGCACTCGTAGATTTCCAAGGGGTCAGACAAATCGACGTTTGACCAGGCTGTGTACCAATCAAGTGCTTTGAATGCGAGCGAATCATAAGCTGGGCCACAGTGTGTCTCGCGATGCAAATAGGGCTGCTTGCGCACGGCGGCAAAGAACGGGTGCGGCGTCGTGTACTCCGACCGTTTGACCATGATGTCCCTCCTATCTTGAGACATACCCTTCCCACTTGTCTGACGAGAACTCGCCAACGGCCTTCTGGTTAGCCCAGTCAGAGCCAACTGACATCTCGACAACGATCGGGACAACCTGAGCCCACTCGAAGGGAGTATGAATCATGTGGTCGATGACCACCTCAGCGTTCTTGTCGATCTCGTTCACCGGCCAGATGAAAGTCAGATCATCGTGAATCATCATATTTGGTTGGAAGCGCTCGTTACGCAATTCGGACAGGCGAGCCATCGCATCACAGACGATGACCGATTCATCGGCTTGGATCGGGGCATTGATCATCTCGTTGGCTTTGATCGGAGCACGCCGACGAAAGCCTGACAGGCCGGTGACGTAGCCTGTCTTCTTGTAGTCAGCGAGCAGCCGCTTGTGCCAATCACGGATGTTGGGGAACATGCTCCAAAAGTCGTCGTGAAGTTGTTCGCCGACATTAGCCGGAACGCCGAGATAGCCAGCCACTGTCTTAGCTTGCGCACCGAAGAACGACGGGAAGACGAACTCGTTCTTGGCGCGGTTGCGGTACGCCTTGCGAGCGTCCTTGT